CCTCATCTCCCTTACTTGACCTACCTTTCTTTCGACCTATATCTCCCATGTTGTCAATCCATGCTAGAACAGTAGGCGCACCTGAGCCTTCAGGAAGTGGCTTAGTTGCAGCACTTTTCCATTCTTCTAAAAACTCAGACCAAGGCGTAACTCCTTCCTCAGAGTAAATCGCCATACCGCCGGGTAGAGTGACTTTGATTCTTCTTTTCTTCAGAGTCTTCCTCGTCATCCTTCTTCCTCTTCTTTGGTGAGTATCTTACATTGAACAATGCCTTTGTTCCGGGGGAGGTTGAGGTAACTGCGCCCTCCGCTCGCAGGATATTAAACCAAGAAGATTCGTATGGTGATGACACAACCTGAACCTCCTGAATACACTTTGGACTAAAGACATTTCCGAAAACTCAATCACTTCTTTGGTTCATGTGTGTAGATGTCTCCATCCTTGTGCATGAATATCTTACCTTCCTTCTCCATGCTAGATAGAACTTCTTTCAACTTATCCTCATCAGCAAACTGCTTCAGATTCTTCATTCCCAAAGCACCACCTTCTTTCTCAATCTCCCCTAGAATCTTCGACTCAAGAGAATCCTCCTTTAGA